CAGCTCGGCTGCACGCGCCTGGCTGCCAGGGATCGACTTCACGGCCTGCGCCAGCTCGCGGTAGGCCTGGTTCGAGGTCAGGTGATCCGGCTGCAAGTAGCCCTCGATCTTGAGCCGGCGCGCGGCCTCCAAGACCTTGGGATCGGGTGCAGCCTGGGTGGCCAGCACCTCGGTGGCTCGGCCAGCGCCCATGCCGCCGCCTGTGGCCGTCCTGGCCGTCTGCGCCAGCTCGGAGGTGGTCATCGGTGCGGCTGCGGCTGCAGCGGGTGCTGCAGGGGCTGCTGGGGCCATTGCCGTGCCCATAGGAGTGCCAGCAGGGGCTGCAGGGGCTGCCAGTGGCACTTCTGGACCGACAGCGCCGGTCGGGGAAATCTCGCGCACGGTGCCGGTCGGGGGCATCATCGGGGCAGCGACCTGCTCGCCTGCTGCAGGTGCAACAGGTGGAGCCTCGCCACCACGCACAGCGCGCACCATTTGCGGGATGCGTGTGACGGCCTGGCCAGCGCCGCCCATTGCTCCAGCCAGCGCCACCTCGCCAGTGTCGAATCGGCCACCAGTGGCAGCCTGTGTGGCCTCGATGCCGGCCTGCGTGGCTGCACCGCCAGCGATGGCACCAGGGATGGTGGTGGCACGGCCGGCAGGTGTGAAGGCTGCAATCGCGCCAGCAGCGCGCGGGATGTCGCTGACCTGGAAGCCAGGCTTGATGGCGTACATCTGGCCGTCGATGGACGACTGCAGCACGAAGTTGCCCTTCTCGTCCTGGCTGACTTTCACGCCAGGGAAGTTGGCCTGGATAACCTGCACAGTCTCCTGCGGGTTGCTCATCAGCGTGCCCAGCGCAGACTTGAAGCTGGCCATGCTGAACGTGTTCAGCTCAGGCATGCTGGCCCAGTCAGACAGCGCCTGGGTGGTAGGCGTTGTGCGCTCGGTGCCGGTGACGGCCTCACGAATACCACCTAACACGCCCATCGGCTCGGTTTTCTGGAGCTGAAAGCCAGTCGGCACGCGCGCCATGCCATTGGCCACATCGCGCTCCAGCTCCATCATCTCGTCGCGCGTCATGCGGCCGGTGCGATAGGCCTCCAGGACAGGAGCCGGCAGCTCGGGGATGGTGGGCCGTGCGCCTTGTGGCTGCTGCTGGCCACGCAGCGCAGCGCCGCGGGGCAGCATGATGTTGCCGGCCTTCACGTCGGCCTCGAACTCGGACGCCTCTGCAGGCGTCATCTGGCCGCTGTTGTAGGCCTCGAAGACGCGCGCAATCGCATCCTGCGGGACAGCGCCCATAGGACTGGCACCAAGAGCACGCTGAAACGTGCTGATCGTGCCGCCCTCTGCGATGGTGGCAGCAGGACGACCTGCTGGCGCAGCTTGTGGTGTCAGCTCGCGCACGCCTTGCGAGACGCGCTGCATGTAGGCTCTGGTGCGTGGTCCCCAGTTCTTGGGATCGGTGCCGCCGTGGTACTCGGCAGCAGCCAGCACGATGTTGCCCTGGTTGCGGTCCAGCGACTCCTTGAGCAGCAAGCCGGCAGCCTCAGCGGCCGTCTGCGGGTTCAGGTAGGCATCGATACCGTACTTGTCCAGCACCGCCTTGCGAGTGGCCGGAATGATCTGGAACGGTGTGCGCGCGCCAGCTTCCGACACCTGGTCGGCGTTGGAGCGCTCGCCGCGCGTGAGCACCGAGACCAGCAGGCCACTTGGAAGACCGAGCTTCTGCTCGGTGTTGGCTGCCAGATCAGACCAGAACGGGTCTTTGTAGCTGGTTGGGACTTGTTGGGTCGCCATGTTTTACTGTCCAGCAGGAGGTTGAGCAGGTGCTGCACCAGGCACAGCGCCAGTCTGAGGATTGGCCCAGCGCATGTAGCCTCGGCCAGACACCGCGCGGCCGGCTTGGGACGCTGCCAGGTCTTGCGCACGCTGGTCCATGAACTGGCGCGCGAAGTCCACATAGGTGGTGCCTTTTGGCACCTGGATGCCGCCGATGTCGATGTCGCGGGTGGCACGGCCGAGCGAGCCGACCGAGTTGACCCATTCAGACTTCGCGCCCTCGGCCACGGCCTCGTACTGCGACATCTTGGCCATGCCGCGCAGGAACGAGGCCAACGTGGCTGCGTTGGCGGTTTCAGGTGGCAACCCCTTGAGCGCCAGCTCGATGTCTTTGTCGGTGGCCACGCCAGGTGGCAGCGACTTGATGGCCTGAGTGTTGCGCAGCCGGGTGTACTCGTTGCGCAGTTGCGTCATGGCGTCCTGGTTGCCGGTGGCTTGCTTCATCCACTCGTATGCCCTGGACGCTGCACCAAAACCACCGCCCTGCTGTTCCAGGCGGCTGGCCAGGTCAAGCATGCGGCCTGCAGCCTGCTCGGAGCCGACTGCAGCCACCGCCGAATCGTTGACGATCTTGGTGGCGCTGGCGTCGAGCTGGCCGCCCTTCTGGTTCAGCTCGAACAGCTTCAGCTCCACATCGGACTGCAGTTTGTCGCGATCCAGCTTCAGCCGGTCGCGGTCGAGCACCAGTCGATTGGTGCGCTCCAGAATCTGGCTGTCCAGGTTGCGAATGTTGGCTGCCGTCTGTGTGTTCTCCAGCGCCAGGCGGGTCGGCGTGTTGGCCGTGATCAGCTCTTCCTTGGTCGCGCCAGCCTCACCAGTGCGAATCTCGGCTGGAGCCTTGAGCGCCTGGATTGACGATGTCAGCACCTTGTCGCCACCAGGCACGCCTGCCAGCATGATGCCGATGGTCTTCTGGGCGCTTTGTGGGCTGACCTCGGCCATCTGTGCCCAGGTCTCGTAGGCCTTGGCCTGGCCTTCGCGGCCGGCGTTGCGCTCGGCCGTGGCGCGCTCGCGCAGGAGCTGGATGCCGATCTGCGGCTGGTTGGCGCTGAAGGCCGACATGACCTGTCCACCGAAGCGCAGTTCGTTCTCCTGGCGATCCTTGGACAGCGTCTCCCAGTTGGCGCGCATGCTGTCGGCCTCGTTCTTGGGCAGCAACATGGCCACATTGGTGAAGTCGCGCGCGGTCGGGTTCGGATTCTGCATCAGTGCAGAGACCTGCGTCTGCAGTTGCTGGCGACGTGCCAGGTCTGCTTCTTGCGCCTGGCGCTGTGCCGCCACGTCTGCGATGGTCGCGCCGATCTTGAAGCCGGACAGTGCGGCCTCGAATGGACTTTGGACGTTCAGTTGGTAGTTGATTGGCTGGACCATATTCACACCTTGCTGTAGTTCACGGTGAGATAGCCACCTGCCTCGCCGACTGCGTCAGGATAGACGCCCTGCACCTCCTGCGCCATCAGGCCGATCTGTCGGCCACCGCCCCAGATGTACTCGAACTCGTAGACGCCCAGGCCGTCCGGCCGGATGCCGATCTTGACGATGTTGCGCTTCAGGCGTCGGTCGCTGAAGATGTTGCCGAAACCTGGCGTGCCGACCTTGGCACCGTACTGCATGCCCAGGAACTGGGCTGGCAGGTTCAGCACGTTGGCAAAGGCCTGACCCTGCGCCAACTCTGCGCCAGCTCGTGCAGCGCCCTGCTGGCCCATGAGGTTGGCGATGTCTGCGCCAGTGCGCAGGCCAGCCGTGGCCGTGCCTGCAGCCGATGCCTGGCCAATCTGCGCCAAGTTCTGAGAGGTGGTCTGGCCAAGCGCCGTCAGGCCACCAAGGCGGCCGTACTGTTTCTCAATCTCCTGCTGCAGCATCTGGGGCCGGAACTGGGCCAGCGCAGCCTGAATGTTGCCGCCGCGCAGGCCACCAGTGGCTGATGCACGCTGTAGCAGCGCTTCCTCGCCCATTCTGACCTGAGCCTGAAAGCCTGCACCACGTTCAATGCCAGAGATGGCTTCCTGCTGGGCTTCTGGGCCACGCAGACCGAGCAGCGCCTGCTGCTGCTCCAGCGCCGGAGCGCCAGCCGCAGCGTAAGGCTGCAGGCCAGTGATGGCTTGCGTGCCTGCTGTGACGTAGGGCTTGAGGATTTCTTGGACAGCATCGAACTGGCGACGCTGTTCTTCAATGCCGGCTTCTGCGGCTGCGGTTTGTGCGCCTGCAGCCTTGCTGGCTGCTCGGCTTTGCATCATGCCGCCGACGACTTGCGAGCCGCCGACGACTAGCGCGGTTACTGGATCAGGCATGGCTGAACTCCTTCATGTAGTCTTCCAGCGTCTCGCCGTACAGTTCCATGACCTGCTGCGCAGATTGCGTGGCGCGCTGCGTGCCGTGACACACGGCCACAGCCATCAGCACCACGTCGTAGTAGCCTGCACGCCAGACGAATGAGCGCGCGTCGGCTTTGCCTGCGCGCTCGGCCTGGTCGGAGGCCTGCCACTTGAGGATCATGGACGCCACGACTGGCGCCAGGGTATGAGAGTTGGCCTGCCAGAAGGTGTTCTGGCTCATTCCGACCAACGTGTTCCAGATGGTAGCGTTGAGGTCTTCGCGCTCGACAGGATCGCCATCGGCGACATCGTCGAAGACCTGGATTGCGCCCCAAAGCATAAGCAGCCACTCGACGGCCGGCGCAGGCAGCGCGAAAACCCTTTGCAGGTTTTCTTTCAGCCAATCGACATTACTCATGCGCGCAACCCTCCAGTGGTCGGATGAGCTGCTGGCGGCTCGATAAGCTCAGCACCTGCATTTTCCCACAATTTGACATTTGGTCAATCCTCCTCGAACTCGCGCTCTTCCCAGGCTTGGCAGGAGCGCAGATCGTGGCAGATGAAGTCGAATTTGTTGCAGTAGCCACGGAATCCGGCATCCACATCCCACTGGTTCCAGGGAATGCGGTCCATTTTGACCTGGGTCATGACCGAATTGTCGTAATACTCGCAGTTGGAGCAGCGACGACGACGCGCCTCGGCCTCATCGCACTGCATGGCCTTGGCCAGCGCCATCCAGTAGGGTTTGTTCGCGCCTCGCTCGTTGCTGGGTTTTTCGGGGCCAAGCATCCAGTCATCGATGACCATCTGCGTGTTCT